CTGCTGTCTGATAGTCTGCTCGCGGGTGTCTAATTCCTTCTGCCGCGGATCAACTTCCTGCTGTCCGGCAGGTTTTGCTCCCATCTGCTGAAACTTCTTGAACCATGCTGAGAGATTAGAGGCTTGGTCGTGTGCGCGTTCCTGCTTGCCGTTGGCGATGTCCTCAACGAGTGCGCCGATAGCAGCGGCCATCGTGTTCACGCCATCAGGGAATCCGTTCTGCCTGAGAACGTCAGAGAATCCCGACATCGAAATAGCGGCGTAGCGTTCCGGGTTAACATTGCGCAGCTTACTGAAGGAATACTCTGTAAGTTTCGCTGCGCCTTCCGGTGAGCTTGCGAAGATATTATCTACGACCTTCGGATTGCCTTCCGATACCATCGCCAGTTCGTCGGCATATTCCTGCGCCTCGGTGCGTAGAGTGGTAATGCCCTCTTCACCGCCCAGCGTGTCGAATGTCTCTTTTAATGCGCGGGCCTCTTGCACTCCACCGGGAAACATGCTGCGGATAGAACCTTCCAGGTGATACTGCCCGCGGATATGCTCGGCCAGTTTGGGGTCTAACTCTCTCAGCTTCTGGAATGCTGACTTGAGCGCAGCCTGCGAAGGCTTTCCGTCTTTTTCAAAGGAAGGCTGCGGTTGTTGCGCTCCGTCAGTTTGTTGCTGCTGTTCTGGTTGGTCAACCTGCTCGACTGTGCCAGAATCAACTTCGGGTGTATCGACTACCGGGGCTTCTACCGCCCCTACGTCCATTAACGCTGCGTCACCTGCTGCCATTTATTTTCTCCTGAGCCTATCTTTCTCGTTTATTACGCAAAACCAAATCATTCCTAAAACCCAAATACCTACAAGAAACCACCTCACTGAACTTTCTCCGACTGTTGCGGTACGACCGGAATAGGTACTTGCGGATGCTTCTCGGCGGCCTGTTGCACGTCTTGTGCTTCAAAGTCCTCTGGTCCTTCTACGATGCCTGCCTTAGCTGCTGCCTGCGCTGCGCCCTTCGGTGGCAAATCCTTTAGGTTGATACTCACGCTCGGAGGCTTCTGTTGCTGTGGCTGGTTCTTCTGTCGCAATGCTTCGTGCTCGTTGTAATGCAGGACAAGATTCTGGAATCCCATCTGCTCTTCTTGCGTCCCGTTCTGCATCGCCCGGCCTTCCGGGGAGCGCATCTTGCCAAGGCAAGTCATGGATTCAATGTCATGGTCATCCCAAGAATTTACAGGAACGCTCGATGTCTCGGGAGAAATCTGCGCAATAGTCTGTTGCATTTGCTGCGCCATCTGCTGGCCTTCCGGTGTCGGCGGAGGCGGCCCCATCTCCGTTACCTTCTGCATCGCTTCATCGAGCTTGGGATTGGGAAGAGGCTGTCCTTTGAGCAGTATTTCTATCTCGCCAAGCTGCTTGTCGCGTGAAGCTAGCTGGGGGATAATCAGCGAACTAACTCCTATTGTGTTCTTGACTAGTTCTAAGTTACCTGGGTCATCTACAATCTGCAGGAACATAGGATTCGTAATCGCTAGTTGAATTGCGGCTTCAATCTTCTGGGCCGTTTGCGCGGAGGTTAGCGGGAAGTTCTCGTCCGTCTCAGGGAAACAATACACGTTACCCTTGAGGTCGGCAGTCTCGACTCTCACCGCATCTTTGCCTACCGTCTTGATTACGTCCTGCCCGGATTTGGAAAGACACATTACCGCCTGCCGCATTACACTGGAGAGTCCTTCTTTGATTCTTCCCCAGACAGGCCCGAGTCTTCCGAGGGCTTGGTCGCGCTGGATTTCGATTCCTCCCATCGTGTCGTTGCTTCCGGTGTCTCCGCCGAATAGAGCAGGAAAGCATCCGGTAAGTAACTGAGCGAGGTCTCCTGATAGCCATTGAATGATAGCCACCAACTGTTCTGGGAATGGTAGCGTTTCTTCGACAAAGATAGCTTCTCTGACTCCGTTCGGGAACTTTCCTGGGTCTTGCACATAGAAGTCAAATCCTCCCGGCACGCGAGTCTGTGCCTTGATGCCCTCTTTACTGAATGGCCCTGCCGGAAACCACGTCATCGGCACGCCGCGCACCAGATAATCATTCGCTAGGTCTAGGAGATTATTTAGCACCTTCTGAATAGGTAGCAGCCACTTGAGCAAGCTAGCTCGGTGCATTCCATCGCCAGACCTTGCGTGTATCAGCGTCAAATGGTCGTCCATAGAGATATTACGCGCTTCGCAGAACGTCTCGCCCATGTACACCACGCGGCATCCGTTCGGGAACATCTTGAGCAGGTCGTCACGCATCGGCTCAGTGATGTCAGGGTCGTAGAATATCGAAGGCCGGAACCAGGTTACTTGTCTCGTAACGTCGTAAGCCACAGAGTCTGAAGTCTGAAAGTTATTCTCGACGCCGAGCTTCACGTTCACACGAGCAAGACGCGCAATGTTATCTCCGCCCGGCCCGGCGCTTGATGTGGAGATTTGGCTAGACTTATCGGGGAACTCCGCTTTGGCAATCGAGATGGGAACTTCTTTGCTTATCTGAGCGTAATCGCAGTCACCCAGACAGTTCGCCTTCATGGGAAGCTTGGATTCTAGAGAGCCATGTGCGACAACGGTTTCTCGGCCTCTGGGAGGTCTTGCATTACCCAACACTTGAGGTCCAGGTAATCCACTCTGCCCGGAAGTATCGGAATCAAGCCCTGCTGATATTTCTCCGCTATCTGAGCTAGTCTCTTGCGCTCCCATGCCGTCGAGTGCTCCGCTCTCATCCTCCGGCACCACGCCCGGACTGTCCGACTCGTAGCCGTATTTCTGGGCGTCTTTGACATAGTTCGTCTCCAGTACTGTGCGGCCATCGGTGCAAAGCAGCCTGTCTATGTCCTGAAGCAGCGAACGACCGCCGATGTTAATTTCTACCGAGTCCTGCAAGTCAGATGCCGCTTCTGCCGCGGTGATGTCGATGTCGTTCTGCTCGTCGTTTGGTTCAAAGCGTGTCGGTGGGAACTGCCTCGACAGCGCCGAGACAATCATTTCCTTGTACGAAGAAAATATATTGGCGTTGAACATCGCCCGGCTGCCGGCATCGTTCGGATGATAGCCTGAGCCTAACGCGGGAAGCGTCCAACCCTGCGTCTTGCTATAGAGCAGGTTCTGAAAGCCTCTATCAAATAGCCGCATCTCCCACGCGCTGATTATCTCCTCGCGCCATGCTGGTAAGTCCTTCTGTCCGACCTTTTGCACCTGCGCTTTGATAATCGCAATCTGCGTGTCAACCAGCTTTACAGGCTGCTCCTCGAATACTTCATAAGGCGCGGCGATACCGGGAGCTAATTGCTGCTTTTCAGGCTGTTGGTTAGTATCCACTCTTGGACCGTTTCTTGGCCTTGTCTATCACGCTCGGAAGTTTCTTACCTTTCGTAGCAGAGTTCCACTCAGCAACACCAGCATCGCCAAGCGCCTGATGACCTGCTGGAGAGTTTCCCCATCTACGTTGTTTGTCACTTTTCCACGGCATTGTATTGGCCCGCGTCAACGATGAAACAATGCCCATCCGCATTCTGTCCTATTACGAGTCTCCTAATCTTGCCAACCGTTCCGCAGTGCGGGCAAGTATCGTTGTAAGGTGGAATCCACATCACGACACCGCACTCAAGAGTACTAGCGCAGCCATATAAAGCGGGGGCACCTTGCAAGATGCCATCTTCACGTTTCACTTCGGAGGAGTCCACTACGCTCTTACCCCCTGTCTCAAGCGTCCCTCTCACTGCAAGGTTAGACAGCCTGAAAGCCTTTGTGCTCCGCCATCCCGCCCATATCTCCACCGCCCTGTTCCTCTTGCTGCTGAGGCATTGCGGTATCGACGTGGTGATGCGCCGAGTGTGCGTCGTGGTGCTTGGCCTTATGCACGTGCCCGTCCCGATGTTTTGAGTGAATCTCCATCTCATCGGCTGGGCCGTGAGCACCCACCACCTCTTCGATAGGCTGCTCCATATTTCCCTGCCCTGGCTGTTCCTCGCCTTGCGGCATGGCTTTAGTTTGGGGCATAGGACTACCGCCAGAGCGGTCGGCAGCGCGGCCTATCTCGTGGTTCTCATAGCGTTTACCGCTCTTTGATTGGTATGCGGCCACTAGAGCACCTTGCGTCGTTCTACGCCGTTCGGCCCGACTCCTGCTACCTTTCTTCGCTCCGGGCCGCTATACACAACCTGCGAAGCAATCCCCGCTGGAGGCTTTGCCGCAACCGCGGGCTTAGGTGGCAAACGTCGTTCCTTCCCTGAATATGCAGCCTTGCTCACTCGCCTTTCAATCTCAACGTGTGACATGCGATTCTCCTTTGTGCTATATTATCCACGACATTCTTCGATGCTTTATCGCTGAGAAGAGTGGGAACTGGGGTAGCTTGGCACGCATCCAGTATAAACAACACGTGCTCCACTTCCTTAGCCGCCTGCTGGTACTGCTACTGCGTAGAAGCCCCAGTTTCCGCTGATGATGTTGTAGGTGAGCAATTGGCTCGTGCTGTTGCCTGCCGTCGAGTTCACGGTCGTACCATTCGGCACGTTCGTGTAAGACAGCGTGCGCGAGCCTGTGCCGTCCTGCTGGATAATCAGGTTCAGCAACTGTCCGTCATAGCCCCCGATAATCTGAAGCGAGCTATTCGAGGTCAGCACGATGCGTTCCGTGTTCACCCCTGATACGTTTGCAATTATCGCTGCCATAGCTAGTTCTCCTTTGGTTTGGCTGCTGCTTCTTCTGACTCGGTTAACTGCCTTTGAAGCTCTGCGAGACTGAGCCTAGATGACCTTTGTGCGTTATAAGCTGGAATGAAGTCTTTGGGAAACGGTTCAGGCACGTTCATTCGTCCCGATTGCATCAGAATAAGCTCTAGCCGCTCTGCTCGTCCCTTAAAGTAATCTCGCTGCTGCTCAAGGTCTGCAATACGCTCTTCGCGCAGCCGTGTAGCCGTCGAGCGGAATAGCGTGCGCAGGAATTCGCGGAAGCTATTTACTGTCAATTTCCCTCGGATTCCCGAGCGCCACAGTAGAACAAGGCCTGTTTATCTCGGGGTGTTTCTCGTCAAGGTGTGCGTTCTTCATCACCTGCGATGGCTTCTCAGGGTATTCAAATCCGCACAGCGTGCACTTGTAAGTGCTCAACCAGGTCACTGATTCATCGCCCACTTAGGCTTTGACTGCATCCGCACCGGCCCATCTGATTGCGCTTCCATCAGGTGCTTATATGCGAAGAACACCTTACTTGTCGGGTCGGCAATCGCTGCTAGTTTTTCCTGATACACAATCTCGGCAGGGATATTACGAGGCTGCAAATAGCTTTTAAGTGCGTAGCGCGTCTCGTCGCAGATGTCGTCTGCAATAGACTCAGACTTCTTTACGTCCTCAAGGTCCTCCGGGTCGCGCATCACCGCGGGAATAGCGTTAATCGTATAGGGGCAGGTATCAAACACCATGAAGTCATCCATCTCGATAAGCTGATACATCAGGTTCCAGCCGCCTACACGGTCGTTATCCGCAGCAGCACAGAATGGTAAGCCATG